AAAGGTGACGCATAACTACTAAATATCATCAGTTCAAAAAATTGCACCATGACTTCAACGCAAGTAAATACAGATAAACTTTGCAACTTCATTATTCAAAAATTTGAAGATGGAGAGCTAAACAATGATAGCTTGGTGCAAATAATTGAACTATGTGGAGGTTATTTAAATTTAAAAACCATTTCTGATTATGCTCAAAAAAACAAAATGAGTTACAACGGTGTAAAAAAACATCGTAAAATACAAACTGTTTTTAATGTTAAATTCGTAATTGATAATGATTAAAAACGAAAAACAACCCTATCAAAATAATGGTAGGGATTTTTTTTATAAGTTTGTAAAGAATTAAACAACAATATTATGGATGATGGAATTTATTCAATAAGTCAGTATATCGATTGTAAACCAAATTTATTAACTAAAATACAAGCGATTGATAATTTAATTTCAGCAATGGAATTAAAATTAGTTGACACGGTGGGGCAAGTGAACTATTCCGAATACTCACTTGATGATGGACAAATGAAAATCCGAACGGTGTATCGAAGTCCGAATGATGTTTTGGCTGGTATCGATGCTTTAGAAAAGTTAAAACAACGATACATAAATCGATACAACGGACGTAGAACTGTTTTCAGAGGTGGACAATTTTAAACAATAAAAGATGAAAATATTAGGATTTGAAGTTCCATTTTTTGGAAGTAAAAAAGAAGAAAAAGTTGAAACTAAATCAACGGTTTACACTCCAGTAGGTGACAACGGTTATAACGGGTCATATTGGCCAATAGTAACTAAGCGATTTGACGGTGAAAAAACTCCTGGAGAGTTGGGTGTTGTTGTTAAAAACATTCCGTTATTTTTAAATTTACGTTTACGAGGTTACGATGCTTTTGTAAAAACTGATACCGTTAAATTGTTGGTAAATCGTAGGTTGCAGTATGTTATTGGTAACGGTTTGAAATTGGAAAGTGAACCAAATAAAACAGTTTTAAAATCGGAGGGTATCGAAGATTTGCCAAAAGAATTTCAAAGGTTAGTTGAGGAGCGTTGGAAAATTTACACTCGATCGAAATATGTAGATTTTGAAAAGAGACGAAATCTACATGGACTTGCAAAGGATTTTTATTCAGATAAATTCAAAGGCGGTGACTGTTTAGTAATTTGTCGATTTGAAGAAAAAGGAGTTACTGCACAATTTATTTCAGGCGAACACGTTGGAACGCCTTTTCCGGGAGATGAAAGTCTAAGCGAACAATTACAAAACACTACAATTAGCCATGGTATCGAATGTAATGAAAGAGGTGAACACGTTGCGTATTATGTTTGGACTAAAGGCGAAAACGGTGACTTAGGTAAATACGAAAGAATACCGGCATACGGTGAAAAAAGTAAAAGACGTTTAGCGTGGATGATTTACGGACAATGTTTGTCACCCGATCAAAAGAGGGGCGTTCCGGATTTCGCACAAATTTTGGAAAAGGTGTCGAAGTTGGATAGATATACTGAGGCATCAGTTGGAAAAGCTGAACAAGCTGCAAAGATTTTATTTGCAATTGAGCATGAACAATATTCAACGGGTGAAAATCCAATGGATGCAATTGTTAAGAAAAAAATGCGAGTTGTTGAGGACAATTCTAATTTAGATGGATATACATTGTCGGATGGACTTGCAAATCGAATAGTTGAGACAACAACAAATCAAACATTTAATTTACCACCGGGAGCGAGTTTAAAAAATTTTGGTACAAACATCGAAAGTGATTATGCGGATTTTCATGATAAAAACCAAAACGATATTTTTTCAAGTTCAGACACACCTCCAGAGGTTGCCAGACAAATGTACAATTCAAATTATTCCGCTTCACGTGCTGCTATAAACGGTTGGGGTCACATAGTTGATATAGACCGTCAAGACTTTGCAAATCAATTTTACAGACCGTTTTATCGTTTGTGGTTAGAGTTTGAAGTATTGACAAATAAAATTGAGGCTCCGGGATTTGTTAGGGCTTTAATTGAGGATAATTTAATGGTTATTGAGGCATATACAGCTTGTAGGTTTACTGGTAAAAATATGCCACATATTGACCCATTAAAAGAGATTAAAGCGATTAGAGAGGCTTTAGGAAATCCAAAAGAAGGTATAACGCCTTTAATTAGCCATGAACAAGCTACTGAAATAGCTGGATATGGTGATTTTGAGGAAAATTATTTGGAGTATAGAGAGGAAAAAGATTCATTAATTAAAAACGAGGAAATAGATGTCAATTCAAGTCAAATTACGGAATAATGTTCCTGAATGGAACGAAAAGAGACGGTATAAGGTAAACGATATTGTTAGTTTGGATGGAAGGGTTTACCAAAACAAAACGGGTGCAAATTCAAGTCCAGATTCATTAACTGACTGGGTAATGGTTAAAGATTCTTTAACGGGGACTTTTGAGAGTTATCAAAATATGTTTCCATACGTTGATTCAAATGATTTTACAGTACCGATTAATTTAGTAATTGTATCAGTTCTTTACAATGATATTGATACGGTTGAGTTTTCAAAAACGGGTACTACATTAAATATTTCAACTGATTTATTTAGTGGTGATGTTATTAAAGTAAGAGGAGTTTTAGTATAAATTTTAAACAATTATAATTATGAAAAAAAGTTTTTTTATTTTGCTTTTATTAGTAGCGAATTTTGTGTTTAGTCAGGGCGGTTACAGTCCGATTAGTAGATTAAGGTTAACCACTACACCAGTTGAGAGTAATTCCAATACTCAAATTTTAGTGAGGGATGGGAGTTCAGGAAATGTGAATTATGTTAGAAAGGATTCTTTAGTTGTTGTACCAAATTTAGACAAAGTTACGGATGCTGGTGCGGTTACTGCAAATTCTTTATCAGTTGGAGGTGTTGGGATAAATACAACCACACCAGAGGCAGTTTTAGACGTTGTTTCAACTGAAAGTGGTATTTTGATACCAAGATTAACCGAAAGCGAAAGGGATGCTATTTCTGATCCAATTAACTCAATGTTGATTTTTAATTCAGATATTGAAAATTTTCAATTTTATTTTGATTCTGTTTGGTATGATTTAGGTGGAGGAGATTTGCAAACTGTTACTGATTTAGGAAACCTTACTACAAATGAAATTGTAATCCAGATAGATGATGATATTACCCAAATAGGGCAAGGAGCAATATTGTTGAGTTCATCAACATCCATAAATGAAGTCAGTAACACAGGTATAAGTGTAAGGGGTGGTATGGCTCATTTAAGAGTTTTTGATGATGTAGGCGAGTTGCATTTAGGAGATATTGATGGTGAAGGATCAACTATAAAAACTTCAGATTTAAGCGAAAATAGACAACTACTAATACCAGATTTATCTGGAACAATCGCTACAGCGGAAACCACCATCCCACTATCAGGAACAACAGAAGGGAATCCGGTGACGGGGGATGTTGAGGTAGATAATTTCAAAGGTTTTATCAGTAAATTAGATGGAGATAATTACGGAAGAATAGAGTTTGACGAGATTTTTCCGAGATTATATTATGTTTTATCGGAAACTGATTTAAAAACTGTTGGTGCAACATTAACAGATACTCAATTTCTTTTGCAAGACGAAAATTTACCAAATTTCAAAGGTATAGTAGCAACAAATGATTATTCCACAGTTGACCCAACAAACAAACTTGTCTACGCTCAAAGGCAGTATGTAGAAAATCAATTCGGAAAACTAATTTCATTAACCACTACTGAAATATTAGCGATTGTAAGTCCAGAAGAAGGGCGTTTGTATTACAATTCAACTTTGAATGATGTTGTTTTTTACGATGGAAGCAACTGGAAAAAACTATCAGACTCAAATATGTAGATTATGAAAGATTTAGTAAACGCATATCCAATAAGTAAAAAGCATTTAGTAGGCTTTGGAGTATCATTTATTTTTTGTGTATTATTTGGGTTGTTCAATCTCATGGGATGGAACGACCTTTGGTATTTAGATGAATGGTTTGGTTTTGAAATTAGAATAAACCCGTTTTTTTGTCAAACGTTGATTGTTTTTTTTATGGGATTTTGGGCTAACTGGCTTTGGGAGCATTTTCAACAACGAAATTTAGAGGAAAAACCAACGAAAAAAGATACTTATTTCGATACTTTGTACTTCATGATTAGTTCATATTTAGGTTTTCTCTTTGTTGAATTGCTTTTGGTTATTTTTAATTAACTATTTTTGTTGAAATTTTAAATACAAAAAATATCATGGGAGACATTTTAATTAATTTCGGTTTAGGCTTAGCGGGGATGCTTTTATACACCCTATTTAAAGCAAAGGATTACGTTTTCAACAACGAATTTGTGTTATCTACTTTGTTGTTGGAAAATTGGAAGGCGTGGGTTTGGAGTGCTTTAGTTTTATTTGTTATTGTTGTTGTTTTGTATGTAGAACCTACTTTAAAGGAACCTTTAAAAGCTGTTTTTTCAGTTGATTTAGATGCGTCTCCGGGTGGTTTCTTTATGTTTGGAGCGACAATAAATCTACTTTTAAAACCAACTGGAGCAAAGACAAAAAGAAAAAGTATTAACAATTAAATTTAATCAAAATGAAAAGATTTGCAAATACAGCAGAACAAGAGGCTATCGACAAAGCAAATGAGATTTTAGCAATGGCCGGTTTAGTGATTACAGAAACGCAACCAACAAAAGGAGGTTCTGGTGCAGTGATTCCAACAAAGGGATTTTAAAATGAAAAAAGACGAAATAGTTTTAATTTTCTTTTTGGTTTTCACGCTAATTTACGCAACCATTGGAGACCCAAATAACGAGACGTGGAGCGGTTTATATTTCATTGTAAACTACTTCACTTTGCTCGTTTTATTCGCTTCATATCGTTCAAAAATAATTCGATTAATTGGTATTTCGTTGTCGTTATCCATTTTAGTTTATATCGTTTCAAAATATTTCCTACATTTGGAAATCGAAAGATACTATACCATTGTGCCTTTTACTATTTGTTTAACCGGATTAATACTTATTGAAAGAAATGAATCACGTAGGCGAAAAAATATTTAATTTAGCAACGTATGGAGTTACGTTTGCTGGAATAGCTGTAAATTTTGAAACTATTAAAAGTGTAATTTTATTTGTGGGTGCTTTGGTTCTTTTAGGTATGCAAATCTATTTACACTTGATTAAAATTAAAAACGAGAAAGATGCTAAAAACAAGCGAGATAATTAAAAAATACGGTAAACCAAACCAACAAGGGAGTTATTTAACTACTATTAATTTGCCTTATCCAATGCGTTTAGCTTGGGACAAAAAAACAACTGTAAACAGAATGCGTTGTCATAAGTTGATAGCGGATGATTTTTTAGCTGTTTTTAATGATTTGCTAAAACATTATGGACTTGAAAAAATACAAGAGTTGGGAATTGATTTGTTTGGAGGTTGTTTTAATTTTAGAGCAATGCGAGGGGGTTCAGATTACAGCCGTCACAGTTGGGGTATTGCAATTGATTTAGACCCTGAAAGAAATAAATTAAGAGAAACTTCAAAAACGGCACGATTTGCACGTCCTGAATATAAACCAATGATTGATATTTTTTACAAACATGGATTTATAGGATTAGGACCAGAGCAAAATAGAGACTGGATGCACTTTGAAAAAAACGAATAAAACATGAGTACTTGTAGCCAAATTTGGGAAATGAAAGACCACTTTAGCGGTGACACTTTCAAAGAAAAAATTATCACATTAAAAAATGATAACGACACTCCAATTGACATAACAGATTGTGCTTTTTTATTTCAATTTCGTAAAGCAAAAATCGGATTAAATGATAATCCGGTTTCTTTTTTTTGGAGTAGTTCCGATAATTCAATCGAGATTGTAGATGCTGAAAATGGACAATTGAAATTGAATAAACAAAACATTTCAGTTGATCCTTCGGATTACGTTTCAGACTTTCAAATCACATACGCAAATGAAGACGTAGAAACTTTGTTTAATGCGAAAATAAGAGTAATTCAAAGTATTTCAGGATAATGAAAATAATAATTCAGGAAACGGTAAATAATACGGTTGTTGAGGTTGTGTATCAAACAACGGTTGTTTCAATAAAGGATAATGTTTCTTTTTTGGAATTAGTTGATGTTATGGATAGTTCATATACTGGTAAAGATGGATATGTTCCAATAGTAAATGAGACAACTGGTAAACTTGAATTGAAAGCACCAACTGGTGGTCTGTCTGGTAATGTTAGTGCTGACAATGTAACCGAAACATTAAGTAGGGTTTTTGTAACTCCACCTGAAAAAACAGCGATTACACACTCAAATAGAACGATTTTAGATGCAATTACAGAAGCTTTTACCACAACTTTGAAAACCGCTTATGATAGTGCGGTTGCATGGATTTCAACAAACGGGGCAAATGTAATTAGTGCTTATACTTGGATTCAAACAAATGGAAGTGCATTATTATCACATTTGAGTAACACGTCAAATCCACATAACACAACGGCTTCACAAGTAGGTTTAGGCAACGTTAACAATACAAGTGATTTAAACAAGCCTATTAGCAATGCAACGCAGACGGCATTAGAAGGTAAAGAAAATAAAACAGAATCGTTTTTTTTAACAGCAGCTTATCCTTTACAATCATCTCCACCAATAACAGCTTTACAGTCGATAATGGGACAAACACACGATGTAGTTGCGGGGACTTATAGATTTAAAGTGAGATTTGCGGGGAGCGGTTTTGCAAACTCAGGAAGTATACAATTTGGCATGTTAGGTACAGCACCTATAACACGTACTGCATGGGATTCAAACGCAAATAAAGTAACTTCTTTCCCAACTACAAATCAAATTATTGTTTCAAGCATAACAAATGGACAATCAATTACATCCGCATCTGCTGGTACATTAGCACAAGGACTTATTGAGGGATTGGTTACTTTTTCAGGCTCAGGAACGTTTATACTTGCAATTGGAATGAGTACTGCTGCTGCTGCATCGATTAATACAGGAACAATTGAATTAACTAAAATAAATTAACAATGAAAAAATCATATCACTTTAAAAACCTAATTTTTGGAATTATCATAGCTTTGATTATGGCTTTGTTTTCAGGTTGTAGAACGGTAAAAAAAGACGTTCAAAAATCTGAAAAAGAAACTATCGAAAATGTAGATTCAAGTAAAACAGAAAAAAAAGATGTTAAAAAGGATGTAAGAAAGTTCAAAACATCAAAAACGGCCAACGCAAAAGTAAAACAAAGAAAGTCGATTAAAGTTGAGCCTATTGATACTACAAAGCCTATTGAGGTTGTTGATTCAAAAGGAGAAACAACAAAAGTATTTAACGGTAAAGTAGTGTTTACGGATGAAACTGAAACAGATAATTCAATAAAGGAAACTAAAACAGATTCAACGGCTAATTTTACGGAAAATAGTAAAACAGAAACAACGGTTAATTCCGAAAAAAAGGAAAGTCAGGAAAATGAAAATTTGAACTTGGATGCTAAAGGTGGATTGTTTTGGGTTTTACTACCTTATGCACTTTGGATATTGCTTTTTTTACTTCTTTGGATTGTTTGGAAAAATCGAAAAAAAATACCTTACATAAAAAATTTGTTTAGTTAGTTAAGTATCAATCAAAAAAAACCGTAATATTGCAATAGGTTATTTATCATTTTTCCATTGTGATAATTTTTTAACTTTTTTTTCATTGTTTTATGGTTTTTATTGTTTGAACATTCAGAGCGTGGCATTTGTTACGCTTTGTTTGTCTAAGATAAGTTTATTTCCAATACCACAAATACCCAACTAAACCACTTCTTTGAGGTGGTTTTTTTATGAAAATATTTTTTTAATTAAAAAAACTATATATTTGTAACATAAAATCGTGTGAAGATGCACGGTACTATAAAAAAAATGATTTTAAAATCTGGACTAAAATACCTAAAGCCTTAACTGATTTAAGTATCGGTTAAGGCTTTTTTGTTTTATCCATAATGATAAAATAATATGAATTTTTCACTTGCAAGGGAGATTTACGGTTTAAATGGCTGGTGTGTAGATTCTCAATCGTTACCAAGTTTAATGTCGATTTTAAAAAACATTCAATCGGGTGTAGCTTTAGAGATTCCAGAAACGAAATACAATGCTGTTTACTGTTATGACATCAAATCAAAAGAAACTCGTTTAATTTCTGATACTTGGGAGTTAAGAAACGACAATGATTTTGATGGAATAGGAGTTATCAACTTAAACGGTGTTATTACAAAGGGTGGAGGTGCTTCAAGTTACGGAACGAAAGACATTTCCAGAATGATGTTAAGAATGTCAAATGACAACCGAATTAAAGGTTTTGTTTTGCGAGTTGATTCTGGTGGTGGTGCTTCAAATGCGGTGGGATTGTTGTCAGATACGATAAACGAGGTTAAAAAAACAAAACCAGTTTATACTTTAGTTGAAAAAGGTGGTTACATGGCAAGTGCTGCATACGGCATCGGTTCTGCTGGTAACAAAATCTTTGCAGAGGATGGAATGAGTGTTATCGGTTCGGTTGGTACAATGATAGCTTTTGAGGGTAAAAAAGCCAATACAACCGATAAAAACGGTGTTAAAAACATTGTTCTTTATGCAACTAAATCAACTGAAAAAAACAAAGCATTTGAGGAGGCTTTGAACAATGACGATTACAGTCTAATAATTAATGAAATTTTAGACCCCGTAAACGAAAATTTTATTAATACTATTTTGCAAAACAGACCACAATTAAAAGGGACTGACTTTGACAACGGACATACAGAATTTGCAAAAAATTCCATTGGTAAATTTATCGATGGAATTGCTTCTTTTGATGAAGTTGTAGAAATGGTTTTGACAGATTCAAAAAATTATTCGAGTACAAATACTATTATTAATCAAAATTCTAAATCTTCAAAAAAAATGAACAGACAAGAATTACAACAAAATCACCCAGAATTGGTAAATTCAATTCTACAAGAGGGTGTGCAAGCTGAAAGAGAAAGAGTAAACTCTTGGCTTGTTTATCAAAGTGCAGACCCAGAGGCTGTTTCTCAGGGTATTGAAAGTGGTGCAACTATTTCAGCATCACAAAGAGAGAAATTTTTGGTAAAAATGAACTCCAAAAATTTATTACAAGGACTTCAAAACGATTCATCTAAACCATTAGCAACAAACGAAAGTAAAGTTGAAAAGGAAAAAGAGGAATCAGAGGAAGAAAAAGAGATAAAACAAGCGTTTGCTTTTAAACTTTAAAAATTAGTAAAAATGAGTATATACGCAAATCAAAGAAACGCAACCAGAAATCAATCTACTGTTGATTACTCGTTGGAAAATGTTTTCACGTATGGTAACAGATACCAAACTGGTATTTTTATCAACAACGTGGGTGAAAAAATTACTGCTAAAGATGGCTTTTTAGTAGTTAGAAACTCCGGTAGTTTTGAAACTGCTACTGCTAAATTTGTTGGATTAACCGCTGGTCAAACAATGATTATCGCTGGATTAACCTACACTTCAACTGGTGTTACAACTGCTGCTCAATTGGCTGCTGCTTTTGCTAATTTGGCTGTTGGTGCTACAACCGGAGCGGGTACTGCTACTGGTGCTTATACTGGTACTTTGGCTGGTTATTCAACTGGTGCTGTTACTGGTGCGAGCTTAGATACAGTTGTATTTACAGCTTCTACTGTTGGAAACAAAACCAATTTATCAGCAACCGGAACTGGAGCGGCTCCTACTTTTACAATTGTAAACGGTTCGGATGGAGTAGATGAAGGTTTTTCACCAGCCACAAGTGCTACACTTGCAAATGTTATCGGTATTTTGAAAATCGAAGGCGAAAACGAAATGGCAAACGGAGCGAGCATGAACGCAAATTATGCTATTTCTGGTGACATTGATGCTTCATTGTTGATTTTACCAAACGGTGTTACTTTGGATTCGATTGTAGGTTCAAAGGCTTTAAAAGATGTATTAACCGCTTTAGGCTTCGTTTTAAACAACGTTGTTGAAGGCTCTAAATTTGATAATTAATCATGGCTATTTCTTTAATTAATCATAGCAAAGCTATTGTAAGTGCAGTAGTAGGGAAGTTTGAGGAAATGATTCCGTTACGTTCTGGTTTTTCAGGATGGTTTCCAGAAGAAACAACTCCGACATTGGAAGTTGATGTAGAAGTTCAGAGAGATTCTGACTTAATTGCAGTTGATGTAGTTCGTTTTACTGAGGGGAACAAAAACAAGTTTAGTAGAGCGACTGAGCAAAAATACCAGCCTCCTTTTTACAAAGAGGATTACGATTTACAACGTGACCCAATTTACATGACTAATGTATCTATGGCAAACGTAACTGGTAACGCAACTATTAACCGTTTGATTGCTCAAAACGTATTGAAAGCCGTAACCAAAAATCGTGCAAAAATCGAGAGAGCAATTCGTAAACAACAAGCGGATGTTTTACAAACAGGAATAGTTACACTTGTAAACGGTGATAACATTGATTTCAGACGTAAAGCTGCATCTATGAAAAATGTTTCAGACGGTGCTGGTGAATATTGGTCAAATGCTTCTGGATGTACTCCAATTGACGATTTAACTGCTGGTATGAGATTCTTAAGAGACGTTGGAAATAGTTCTGGAGCAACGGTTAACGTTGTAATGCGTTCTGCTGCTATGAATGCTTTCTTAAACTCAACGCAAGTTAAAACTTCTGCTGACCTTAGAAATATAAACCGAATTAATATTGCAATGCCACAATTTTCAGAGGCTTCTGGTTTTGCTTTGCAAGGTCAAATCGCTGCTGGTGATTTCGTTGTGAATCTTTGGACTTATAACGAAAAATACACTAATGCAAGCGGTCAAACTGTTTACTATTTGGATGAAAATAAAGTTATCATGATGCCAGATGACTTCCAAGGTAAAACAGTATTTGGAGGTTTGCCAGTATTGAATGAAACTACTGTTGGAGGTACAACTGTAAAAGTTCCCGGAGTTGTTGAAGCGAATTATTTAATTCGTGCTTATTCGGATGAAAAAACGTTGTCAAGTACAGTTGAATTAACTTCTGCACCGCTTGTAATTCCTTTTACTGTGGACAAAATCTACACTATGCAAGTTTTTGCGTAATTAAAAACCAAAAACCATGAGTGAAAGAAAATTTAAAATCAAAACCATTAAGCATCAACTAAAAAATAATGTTATTGCTAAATATGGTGATGTGGTTGCTGAAAGTCAATTGAAATATAATGTTTCTGAATTGATTAAAGACGGGTTCATTGAAGAATTTGAAGTTGAAGAAACTGCAAAAGATTCAGAAAAAAGCGGAAACGGTTTTTCAGATATGACAAAAGCGGAAATAATTCAATACGCAAAGGATAACGAAATAGAAATTGATCCGATTAAGAAAAAAGAAGTTATCATTGAAGCGATTGAAAATCACATCAAATCAATTGAAGTAAATCAGTAAGATGTCAGGTAGTATATTACAGTTAGCGAAAAGGGATGCAAAGCATTTTCTACAAAAAGGAGGTTTTGAAGAAACTATTGTTTTGACAACTCCCAGCGGTGATAAATCACTTTCGCTAACTGGATTTGCTACAAAGCATCACATTAATTTTGATACTGATGGATTGCCGGTAAACGGAAAAAATGCACACGTAACAGTTGATGAAAAATTCTTAGTCGACAATGGTTATCCGGTGCGAAATGCAAAAGGTGAAATTACACTTTTAAAGCATAAAGTAGAAGTTCCTGATTCGAGTGGAGTGGTAAAAAGCTACGTTGTAAAAGAGAATTTTCCTGATGAAACATTAGGATTAATCGTTTTAATTTTAGGCGATTTTAAGTTATAAATGACAGCAATAATTGAAAATATCATACCGGCACAAAACTTCGAAATTGTTCAAAACAAAATCGGAGTTATTTTGCTTTTGGAACTTTTGAACCAAAAAAAGTTACAATGTATAGATAATGAAATTGAAGTCTTTTTATCACGTCAAACACCTTATGATAAAAGTGAGGATGTAATGATTAATGTTTCAATGGCTCAAATCAACTATTCAGGAAAAACACAAATAGATTCGCAAGGTTTAACGACTTACAATGTAGATATTTATTGTAATTCAGATGAAAAACAATGTACTACTGGAAGTGAAAATACTCGTATTGTTTTAAACCAAATAACGGGTTTAGTTCGCTACATTTTGAGTTCAACAAAATACAAAACTTTGGGGTTTCAAGCTGGTTTTATTGGTGGTACAATGGTGGATTCAATTCAGTTTTTGGATAACTTTGGAAACCAAGAAGCGAATTTTGTATCAATGTCCAGAATAGTTTTTACGGCAAGGTTAAACGAAAATCAATTAGCATGGGAAGGTATTGCGTTATTAGGCAACGACACTAATATCAAATTAGATTCAACAAACAAGGGTTATAAACTAACTTTTAATAATTAAAAAAATGAGTACAATATCAACTGCAGTAGGCTTAGAGAGATTGTCGAGAGTTTCGGGGTACGAAATAAATAAAGGGTTTTTTACAAATGAAACCCCAAATTTACCTCAAATTATTGCGATTTTTGGAGAGGCTAATACTGCTAATCAAAGTGGATTAACCACCACAAAAAAAGAGGTTACAAGTGCTAAGGAAGCTGCACAATTGTACGGTTATGGTTCACCAATTCACCAAATGATGCGTATTTTACGTCCTTTGTCTGGTGATGGAGTTGGAGGTATTCCAACGGTTGTATTTCCACAAATTTCAAGTGAAAGTGCAACGGAAACGGAAAGAGAATGGACGGTAACTGGAACGGCAACGGCAAACGCAACGCATAAAGTAATTGTAAATGGTCGTGACGGTTTAGATTTTCAATTTTACGATTTCAATGTAGTTGTTGGAGATACCGCTACTGTTGTGGCTGGAAAAATAAAAGATGCTATTAATGGTGTGTTATCCGCTCCATGTAGTGCAAATAATACCGCTGGAGTTGTTACAATTACTTCAAAATGGTCTGGAGCAACTTCTGCTCAATTATCAATTTCGATTGATTTTGGTGATAATGCTGCTGGAATGTCTTATTCTGAAACTGATTCAAATGATGGAACTGGTGCAGTAAGTTTGGCGGATTCTTTGGCTCAATTTGGAGACACGTGGTACACGATTGTTTTAAATCCGTATGGTTCTGCTCAATTTAGTGCATTGGAAACCTTTAACGGCACACAAGAGGCTCAAACTGGGCGTTATGCTGGTTTAGTATTTAAACCGTTTATGGCTTATTTTGGTTCTACATTAAACGATAAAGATGATTTAGTTGCTATTACTGATGCAAGTGCCAGACGTGAACAAGTTACAAATGTACTTTGTCCGGCTCCTTTGTCTGGAGGTTTCAATTGTGAGGCTGCTGCAAACGTTGTGGCGTTGTTTTCTCGTAAAATGCAAGACACACCGCATTTAGATGTAAATAATATGTCTTATCCAGATATGCCGGTTCCAACGGATGGAAACATTGGAGATATGTCAGATTATAACAATAGAGACTTTTTAATTAAAAAAGGATGTTCTACTGTTATATTGGAGAATGGAGCGTATAAAATTCAGGATTTGGTAACAACGTACCATCCGGCCGGTGAAAGTCCATTACAGTACAACTATTGTCGTAATGTGAACTTAGATTGGAATGTTTGCGACTCTTATCGTACATTGGAAGCGGTTCGATTAAGAGATAAAACATTAGTTGCTGACAATCAAAATGTGGATGTTTCTGGAGTTATTAAACCAAAAGAATGGAAAGCGGTTGTTTTTGATTTGTTTGATGATTTAGCTGAAAAAGCATTGATCAATGACCCGGCATTTTCAAAATCGAGTTTGTTGGTTCAGATTTCAACAATAAACCCGAATAGATTTGAAACGTTTTTCAGATATAAAAGAACGGGAGTTGCGAGAATTGAGAGCACAACCGTAGAAGCCGGATTTTAATTTAAAAAATAAAGAGATATGAGTAATTTCACATTTGGTGATGTTGATGAAATAGTTTGTCAACATACATTAGGAGAGTTTAGATTTTTTCCTAAATCAAACGAAAGTTTTACAATTGATTCCGGTGGTATTCGTGCCAATGATGATGCAAATCAAGTGACTTCAAACGGACAAATGATGTCGCAATTAAATCGAGTTCGTTGGGCGATTGAGGGTTCTGTTGCAATTGATGCCAGTGGTTCAACTGAAAGAGATATTAAGCGATTAGCTGGGCATCCTGATTTAGGAACGTGGACATTTTCATTTTTGAATGGTAACATTAGAAAAGGAAAAGGTCGTCCGGTGGGTGATTTACAATCGGATTCAAACGCTGGAACTATGACTTTAAAAGTTAGTGGAGGCGGTGAATTAGAGACAATTTAATTTTAAACAATAAAACCATAAAGACAATGAAAAAACAAGTTATTAGTGAAGAAATTGCGGTTAATGAAGTATTAGATTTTATCAACTATTATTCAAAAAAACCTATTCAAATTGATGATGTAAAAGAGAAACACGAAGCGATAGTTGAAGCGGTTGTTTCTGGAAATTTAGTTTTTGAGGACAAAAAACCAATTTATACTTTGGTGCATCCAATTAAAAACGACAAAGGTGAAGTTTCACGGGATAAAGTAGAATTTAAAACCAGAATTAAACCGACAACGAAAGCGGATTTAGCAAAGGGAATTGATTTACAAAAGGACGTTGCAAATTATTCATTGAGAATTATTGCGTATATTATTGGAAGTACAACAAAAGAGTTGGATTTGTTTGAACCAATTGATTACGATGTGATTTCAGAGATTTCAACGCTTTTTATGAACGGTGGACGTTAGGAGACGATGACCCCGTTATTAAAACGGTTGTTTTGTACTTTGAATGGACACCACAAACAATATCTGAAATGTACTGCGATGACTTTGATTTTTTAGGGTTAAAATACTGGTACGATGAAGTAATAAAAATTGACAAAAAATTAAATAAAAAATAGGATATGGCTGCAACAATGAGAATACCCACCGAGTTTACAGCAGTCGATAAGTTTACGTCAGTAGTCAAGCAAATGACTGCTGGCGTTTCTAATTTTAGTAATTCTACTACTGCTGCAATAGATAGGTTTAATTCAAAAGCTAATAAGATAGCTAACAATATGGCTATTGTTGGAACTTCAATAATTGCTCCTTTAGGCGTTGCTTTAAATTCTGCTATAAAATTTGAAGATAAAATGGCAGATGTAGCAAAAACTACTGGACTAACATCTGAAGAAAGCGAAAAGTACGGAAAATCAATTTTAGATTTATCAAAAAAAACAAGGACTAGCATAGAACAACTACAAGATATTGGGGTTGTTGCTGGAACTATTGGAGTAGCTAAGGATGAACTAGAAGCTTTTACAAAAGCTGGTAATGAATTTGCTATTGCTTTAGGTTCAGATTTTGGAAGCACTGAGGAGGCTGTTACTCAAGTTGCAAAATTAAAAAACTTGTTTAAAGAAACTAGAAATATAGATATAGCTACATCTATGACAAAAGCTGGTTCTGCTATTAATGAAGTTTCAAATATGGCTGGTTCATCTGA